GGATCCTTCGTCGACTTCGCCTGGCGACGATTCCGATGATGCACCCGACGCCGATGAGCCCGGCGATGATGTTACCCCAGAAGAGCTGGAGCCTGAGGCTCAGGACCAGCCAGACCAGCCGGATGAAGTAAATCAGGAGGGCTGAGCATGAGTAGGCGAGTTTCCGGGCTAAGCGATGCGCATGCCGCGCACGCGCGACGAGTAATCGTCAAGGACGCCCACAACATGGTGGCCAACAAGGGTAGGGTTCACTACTCTCAGGGCGCCGATCGATGGATGGGTATCAATCGTCATCTGACCCATCTGAAGAATCAGTACCCGACGCGCTGTGATTGTTCCAGTACGGCTACTTGGATGCTTTGGGATGCGATGGCGCGTCCCTATGGTGTTCGAGACCTGGTCAACCATGCCAATTGGAAGGCCGGTTACACTGGGACGATGCAGAGGGGCGGCAAGGCCGTTCGCTCGAAGTCCAATCTGAAGATTGGTGATTGTATTTTCTACGGTGATCAGGGTGGCGGCATTACGGAGCACGTTGCCATCTATATCGGCGGGGGCAAGGTCTTCTCTCACGGTAGCGAGGGTGGTCCGTACATTCTGCCGGTTGATTACCGTCCTGACCGACGCATTATGCGTCGCTACATTTAGAAAGGGGTGATTCAGTGTTCAATACCGCGGCTGAGAAGGAAGCAGCTCGTGGAGCGGTTGAGCGGACATATAGTACGAACCGCGACAACCTCGAGAAGCAGTACGTGCAGGATAAGAAGGACCTCGAAGACGCCTTTCATAAGGACATTGAGGACAACGAGAAGGCCAGGCGCGATGCTCTTGTAGCAGCGGGCTTTGGTCCGGACGGATCTGATATTCCGTAATCCCAGAAAGGGGGTGAGTTATGGAAACGAGCATTCTTATTAGTACGAAAAAGATCCTAGGTATTGCAGAAGATTATACCGTATGGGATCTTGACATCACCACTCATATTAATAGCGCGTTCTTCGACCTCACCCAGTTGGGGGTCGGCCCAGCTAATGGCTTCGTTATTAGAGATGAATCTGATCAGTGGTCGGATTTCATTGGCGATGATCTACAGCTCGAATCGGTAAAAACGTATATTTACCTTCGCGTGAAGATGGTATTTGATCCGCCTCCGACGTCGTATGCAATTGCTGCGATGAAGGAGCAGATTGAAAAGCTTGAATTCAGGCTGAATGTACATCGAGAAGAAACAGAATGGGTCGACCCGGATCCACCAGTCATAATCGAGGAGGTGCCATGATGGCAAATCTAGTTATCGTGGCCATCCCAGCCACAGATGACGACGTTTGGCAGGTCTCAAGTGAAAAAGTTCCGCACATGACTTTCTGTTTTCTAGGTCCTGCGGAAACAAACCCCAACATAAACGCCATTAGCGATTATGTGAAGCAGCAAGCGGCACGTTTGGCCCCATTTAGTCTTCGTGTAGATCATCGAGGAGTTCTGGGATCCGACGAAGCCGATGTTCTGTTCTTTGCAGACGATATTCCCTGGCAAGTTTTCGACTTCAGGGAAAGTCTGCTGGCCGATGTCAATATTCGGAGCGCATTCAATTCAATTCCGCAACATCCGGGGTGGAAGCCCCATTTGACGCTTGGTTACCCCGACACTCCCGCCAATAAGGATAACTGGGATCCGATGGGAACTCAGTATGTTAGTTTTGACAAGGTCGGCGTCTGGTTCAGCGATTTCGGAGGTTATTCGATTCCGCTGGTTGACAATAGTCCAAAGATTTCTTCATTTGAGCCGACAGAGGCGGCTTACTCAGCACTTGAGCATCATGGTGTGAAAGGCATGCGATGGGGCGTTCGAAAGAGCGCTCCTACCGCAAAAGTCTCTGTTGCCCAGAAGGGTAAGAAACTGAAGACAACCGGTGGACATGGTCGTAAAGCAGCCCCCGATGCGGTCAAGGTGGCTGAATTGCGGCAAGTTCGCAAGAAGAGTGGCGTTACTGCTCTTTCAAACGAGGATTTGCAGACCTACGCCAAGCGCTTGAATCTTGAGCAGCAGGTAACCAATCTCGAGCGCAATCAGCCTGGTGTGAAGAATTGGATTGCCCGAACCCTTAAGGGACAGGGTAATCAGTCGGTTAATCAGGCAGGTCAGGCGGCTAGGACTAAGGCAGCTAAGACAGCTATTAAAAAGGTAGCTGTGACAGCCGCATAGTTAGGAGGTGAGCATGAGTTTGTCAAATACAGCGGTTCCGACCTATTATGGTCAGTTCCGCGAGGCGGTTATGGCCGGAGAGATCCCGGTAAATCGTGAGATCTCGATGGAAATGAACCGGATTGACGCACTCATTGCCAATCCTAACATGTATTACGATCCAGATCCTGTTGAGGGTTTCTTTCAATATTGTGAGAATGAATGTACGCTCACAGATGGATCAGATTTGCATCTTCTGTTCACTTTCAAACTATGGTCAGAACAGATATTTGGTTGGTACTACTTTGTTGAAAGAAGTGTGTATGTACCATCCAAAGATAATCATGGTGGACACTATGAGACACGTAGAGTTAAGAAGCGGCTGGTTCTTAAGCAATATTTGATTGTTGCTCGAGGAGCGGCCAAATCTATGTACGCTTCTCTGATTCAGAGTTATTTTCTGAATGTAGATACGTCTACGACGCATCAGATTACTACTGCACCCACCATGAAGCAGGCCGACGAAGTAATGTCGCCATGTAGAACGTCTATCACACGCGCGCGCGGACCTTTATTCAAATTCTTAACTGAAGGTTCTCTTCAGAATACTACCGGATCGAGGGTTAATCGTGTCAAACTTGCCTCCACGAAGAAGGGTATCGAGAACTTCCTCACCGGTTCACTATTGGAAATTAGACCCATGGCCATTAACAAGCTCCAAGGCTTGCGGCCCAAGGTTTCCACTATTGATGAATGGCTGTCTGGTGACCTACGAGAAGACGTCGTCGGAGCCGTGGAGCAGGGAGCTAGTAAACTTGACGATTATCTCATTGTAGCTATTAGCTCGGAAGGAACTGTGCGAAACGGTTCTGGAGATACTATTAAAATGGAGCTTGCGGATATTCTCAAGGGAGCATATCAGGCACCCCACGTGTCTATCTGGCATTACAAGCTAGATGAGATTGAAGAAGTTAATGATCCAGCTATGTGGGTTAAAGCTAACCCGAATCTAGGAGCAACGGTATCTTATGAAACTTATCATCTCGATGTTGAACGAGCGGAAAAGGCACCAGCCTCCCGTAACGATATTCTCGCCAAGCGATTCGGAATACCGATGGAGGGTTATACATATTTCTTCACTTACGAAGAAACAATCATTCATAATCCTCAGTGGTTTAACGGTATGCCTTGCGCTTTGGGGGCTGACCTCTCCCAAGGCGACGACTTCTGCGCTTTTACGTTCCTCTTCCCGTTAGGTGGGGAGCGTTTCGGAGTCAAAACAAGGAGTTACATCACCGAAACAACAATGATGAAACTTCCTGCTGCTATGCGGCAGAAGTATGAGGAATTTATCAGAGAAGCCAGTCTTCACGTCATGCCAGGAACTGTTCTGGACATGATGGAGGTGTTTGATGACCTTGATACTTTCATCATTCAAGAGAATTATGAACCTCGCGCTCTTGGCTATGACCCGTACAACGCCAAGGAGTTTGTAGAGCGCTGGATTCAGGAGAACGGTCCATATGCTGTTGAGAAAGTCATTCAAGGTGCCAAGACGGAGTCGGTTCCTCTGGGTGAATTGAAGAATCTTAGCGAAAGTCGTTTGCTCAAGTTTGACCAGGCTTTGATGTCTTGGTCAATGGGCAACGCTATTACCTTGGAAGACACCAATGGTAATCGTAAACTTTTGAAGAAGCGACAAGAAGAGAAGATTGACAACGTGGCCGCATTGATGGATGCTTGGATAGCATACAAACTCAACAAAGAGGCTTTTGAATAGAAAGGAGGTGACGAGTGTCTCGAATTGGTGATGCACTTAGACATTCATGGAACTTGTTTGCTAATCAAACGCAAACAATTTCAGATCGTGTCTATTCTGGATATTTTGGAACGTCGAGTAGTCAGCGGCCGGATAGGCCTCGTATTGCCTTTTCCAACGAGCGGTCAATCATCTCCTCTATATTTACGCGGATTAGTGTTGATGTTGCGTCGGTCGATATTCGTCATGTGAAAACCGACGA